GGTGGCTAGGACAAGGTGATTACACGCTTAATTCCAATTCTTTGGTAGCGCGTTTTAAGTCATCTGGTGACATCCCCAATATGCACAGTAACAATCAATCGATTGTTGTTCGTCATAAGGAGTATGTGACCGACGTCCTATCGTCCACGGCTTTCGCTAGCTTTGCTCAGTACCCGCTTAATCCCGGGTTGTCGACATCCTTTCCTTGGCTTTCTGGAATTGCACAACAGTTTCAGGAATATACGTGGAAAGGCATCATCTACGAGTTTATCTCGACTAGTGGTGATGTTGTTGCCAGCAGTAATACTGCACTGGGTAGTGTGATGATGGCCACCAGCTACCGGGCCACCGCCCCGCCTTTTACCAACAAGGTGCAACTCCTTAATGAGTTCTTTGCATCCGATGCGAAACCGAGTGAGAGTTTTTGTCATCCGATCGAGTGTAACCCTAAGGAGAACCCGTACAATGTGCAATATGTACGTGGAGCAGCTGTACCCGCCGGTGAAGACCAGAAAACTTACGACTTAGGCGTCATGACCGTTGCCACGATGGGCATGCAAGCTGCGAGTGTCGATATTGGTGAGCTGTGGGTTTCGTACGAAGTGGAGCTTCGTAAACCCGTGTCTAACCAAGATGTCGATAATTTCGCGCTTGCTGCCCATTACACCAACACTACTGCGTCCGCCGCCGCACAATTTGGCACTGCGAGAGTTGCTCTTTATGACAACATTGGAATGTCGTTTTCGAGTACGACCTGTTCGTTCCCTTTGGGTTCGATTGGGACGTATCAGGTTACGATTGTCTATAACGCATGCACAGTGGCGAGCTTTCCGACTTTCTTTAGTGGGGGCACCGGCGCCTTAGTCAACTGCACGTGGTCACTTTCTCTCAATGGCACCATTTCCCAAACCACAAATTCCAGTTATACTGCGAATGGCACGGGGAATGCAATCGTTTTGGGTTTCTGCACCATAACCAATCCTGAGTTAGTAGCATCATTCACACCAAACAGTGGTATCACCATAACTGGTACCTCTGTCACTGAAGTGCTGGTTGCGCAAGTCGCTCTCAATAGCAACTAGCCAGGTTTTGTGGATTAACGTACCACATCATATTTAGTTAAAGTCCTTTTTAGGCATTATTCCGGCATCCACGTATCGGTCAACGTAGGGGTTGCGCACCCCCCGGAGGAGAGCATGTAAACCGCAAAACAGAAAAATTAGTGGTTAGCGAAGATGAAATTGTTGCGACGTCCGAAAAGGGGGGCCTGAGTACTATGGAAGAACTGCAGCAACTAGTCATAGCGCCAGTGAGTGTGTATTTGTGTCGTGTAGGCATCGCTGTAAACAGCGGAGGTGGGTTAGTTAGTACCAAGTCCCGCCTCATCGGATAGCTTATCGCGTTGATTCCGAGGTTGTATGCGCCTAATGCAAGCATACGAGCATCCCAAGCGAAAATAGTGGGAGTTTTTGGTAAACTGAAACCATAGTAGCCTGCTTTGAGGCCTCTGCGGAATGGGAGATTTCGCCAGCGTGTCGC